TTTGCGACTAGTTCAGTCATGGTATTCCTTTGTTAGTGCCTTAAAAAGGTCTTTCTTATGCTTTGGCGTCCAGTTCTTGGCAATAGGTCCGCACTTAGTATTGTTAAAATCGTTAGTCCGCTCAACAGTACAATAAGGCATCGCAGCTTTAACCCGCTCAACTCCGTGAACCGGATCAATAATTTCGTGCGCTGGCTTAATTGCATTGCTACATCTGTACATGAAACTTTGGGCTCCCACACGACCGCCGAGCGTAGTGATAGTGTTAACCAAACTCATTTTGCTAAATTTGCAATCTTTACATAGATATACTTCATCAATTGCCATTCAGGACTCCCTGATAAGGAGAGTTGAGCCACTTTGCGTAAGACTCACCCTGATCAGAAATACGAGTGAGTTCATACTTACCACAAAACTTCATGAAGTGAAGACCTACACTCGGAGTAACAGTAGTGCGAACATCTTGCTTGATGATGCCATCAACCGCCTCTTTGATATGATCAGGTTGCGCCCTAAGATCGATTAGAGTGCGATTGCATTCATAATCATCACGCACCCGATGCTCAATGCCATCGTGATCAGTCCAGCGTTGCAGCATCATGTTATTCCACTTGAAGCCTTGCTTTTCACGGTCTTCAAACGCTTCCTTGATGCCTACCGAGTTCTTAGAACCCTTCTCACGCACACCGGGATAAGCACTGAATACGTTGTCAGTTGCGTCACCGCGAATAATCTTCTTGAACAGTAGATATTCGGGATCCTCAAGCAGCTTGTGTTCGCCAGTCTTTTTGTCCTTGACAGGCTTACCGCGGTCATTGTAATAACCATCTAGCTTGATAAGCTGACCTGCAACCCCGTTGTACTGATGCACATTCTCTGCAATCAACTGCACAAAGTCAGTATCGGACGAAATGATATAGTGTTCATCGTCAGGATGCAAATCAACAAAACGAGCAATGAGGTCATCTGCTTCTGCATTAGGATGCCGCAAAACAGAACAGTTAGTTTTTTCACGTAGGTAGTTTGTGAAGATTTCATATGTCTCCCAAAACATCTTGTTTTCTTCAATCTCTGCTTCTGTTAGCAAAGTATCGTCAACCTTGCGATTAGCCTTGTAGCGCGGGTAGAATTCCTTGCGCCATGAGCGACCCTCAAGCATGAAGACTACATGATCTACACCGAACATACGTACAGTTTGATTGACGGACGACATAGTAAGATGCATAGCCATGCCAATTTTCTCCCAGGTATCAGCGTTGCGTGAAGCAACATGCCGAGCGCGGAAGAAAGTATTAGCTGTATCAATCAGTGCGTATTTCATGTGGTACTTTCTCTGTTAATATATACATATAATACACTATATAGTAGCAGTTGTCAAGCCTTAAATGTCCTCGAGGTATGATTCAGGATAAAGAATTAGCGATTCCTCATTAATTTCTTTCTGCCAATCCGCATCTTTATAAGGCAAAAAGTCAGACTTTATCAATTTTACGTTTAACCGCAAATCAGTAATAATATGCTGAACCATTTTAATTAGTTCATCAGCGTCAATCTCGCTGTATGGACTAATCCATTCTACCTCTTCACCGTTGATTGTATGACAGTCATCGGCTAGTCGCTGCTTCAAAATCTTTTCTACTTCCATAACTTCATAATTAGGGCTAAAGTAGAGTTTCAAAAATTCTTGCTCACCACCAGATGTATTGCTGTAACTTCTGATTCGGCGCCCAGTATTTCCTGTAACCCCAAAACCCAGCCTTCTCTTAAACTCATCACCTACTTTAAAGTAATGGTTAGTAAGAATGACATAGAAGAAGTTTTTCTTACGACTTGCCATATTGCTTCATAGCCTCAACTAGAGAGATACGATCCGAATCTACATAATTCAACAAATCGCCGACACGAGCCTCTGTCAAGTTATTGACATAGAGTGGCAACTCATGTGTTCCGCCAAAATGACGATACAACTTCATTAAGTATACACAGGAACCGTTATCATCAATTCTCACCTTGTCTTCCGGAAGCCCGGTCTTCTCACTACCAAAACGCTTTTGCACATTGCTACTATCACTAACAAAGCCATGAGGAGTAGTAAAGAACGTCCAAATTAAAGCCATGCACGGGTCAAGAAATGCTTTATTGAATTCATCACTATATACGTCATAGCCCATGTCAGTGAAATAATCGTACATAAAGCCATACAAATCGACTTCTGCAATTTCCAATTGAATGTTAGGCCAATACCGCTTATGGGTGCGAAGGACGAAACGCCAACGATCCGGACGATCATAGTGATTCTTCATTTCAGAAACACAAGTGATAGCCCAACTATAACGCTTGCTTTTCTTGTCATCTTTACTGATAGGCTCAAAACCTTCGTCTTCGTTGATCTTTTGAATCGTATGGGCCCTAGATGCTTCTTTATCCCTACGATCATCGTCAACCCGATATGCAAGAACCAAATTCCTATGAGTCACGTAAGGTTCAATAGTTTTCTGCTTGCCATTGAAAATCTCAAATCCCTTGCGGCATTTGGCCCTTGACGAAGACCTAAAGTAGGTAACCGGAACTTCAAGTTCGTTAATATCACCGTTCCAATTTTCATTGTTAGCCCACATCTTACGTTCAGCTAAAGAAATTTCAGCATTCAGAGTGTGCTGGGCATTGATACATATATACTTTTCAGTTTTAGGATCGTACATGCAATAAATTGTTGACATGAATTCTGCTTCAAATTCATTAGGATTAAGAATAGTAGCAACCCAATTAGGATCCAATTCACGCTGAATGTCATCATCAATGACAATATTTTTAACCTTTACATCTGCAAAGCAAACTCGATTCTTACGGTCAGGCATTGCACGACGACCTGACGCAATATCTTCTTGCCACTTTGCCATAGTAGCATGATATTTTGTATTTTTAGGGTTTTGTAATTCCTCATAACGTTCAGCAGCAGTTACGCTAACAAACTCCCCCTTCTTACGTTTGAGGGCATGAATTGGCTTTTCCCCGGTAGCAGGGACAAACTGAAAAGTAAACGGGAAATCAGTCATGTTAATCGTTCCTTACTCGTTAATATATACATATAATACACAATAACGTAGCAGTTGTCAACCTTTTTTATCCAAAAGTAAATAAACTCATCGGTGAGGGGATAGGCTCCTCAGGCTTTTTTGAGAATACCATAATGCCTTCATCTGTGTTCAAGTCAACTTTAGCACTTGGTCTAGTTATGTTTTTCAATGTGAGTGTTTCTACATAATGAAAGCCTAAACTTTCTGCAATGGCTCTTGTATCAGCACATAACTTATAGTCTAGAAAATCTTTAATGTTGATTAGCATCTTGCCATCATCAACAAGGTACTTGTTGATGTTTTCTATTGTGGGTCGTAGATACGTATCTAGCCATTCTTGATATGTAGTGCCAGGCTTAAACGACTGGTCACCTATTTTATAATCTTCAAGATTGAAGTACGGAGGACTACTGAACGCTACGCCGATGGTGTTTTCCCACTCCGGGACAAATGTTTGAGAACCATGACACCGAATGTCATACTTTGCAGATGTACCATTTACAGTGTTGTAATCAGTAGCCATTTGATTGAGGCGTTCTACTAACATAGTATTCGGGTCAGTGCCGTAATACTCAACATTGTTTCTTAATGACGAAAGCATTCTAACGCCCCAGCCACAAGAGAAGTCATAGTATTTACCGTTGATATTATACCTAGATAGAATAGAGTCAACTGACTTGATTGGATAATTAGACGGCTTCATTGCCACACCACCACCACTAAGACGCAACGCCGCCTCAAAGTTCTTGATATCTGAATCGGTCTTCGGATATACTTTATCGCTAGAAAGTACCCTACTCCAAAAGTATCTAATCAAGTCTATAGATTCAAATACTTCTTCAATAGACCAGCGCGGAGACTCTAGCTTCACTTTAGCCATGAGGTCTTTTACGTAGTAACTATTTATGGTACTTATAACAGTACCGCCATTATATACTGATTCTAGATTTTTCTTAACCAAATCAAAATCAGGCTTTTCGTAATACGCAGCCTTCAATTGCAAGCACTTATCTTCTGGCAAGTCATACCAATGGTCGGTATTGAGGGTTTTGCCTAAATGAGTGATTTGGTATTTTTTATTTTTCATGTCAGCTAACTTCTGTAAATCCATTACCTAAATCACGCTGCTGAATGACACGCATTTCTGATTCACGATTGTCTGGATCAGCCTGCTGTTGCTCATACACTTCAAGTGCAATGTTGCGGCATACAGTTTGGAACCATCGATCAACAATCTGTGCATCCGTATCATCAGCACGAATCTTGTATCCTTGCTTAATCAAGTTAGCTACAAACTTATCATTCCAGTCAAGTTCAAACGAACCGTTGTTAATGTCACCCGGATCGAGATCAACACTTAGAATAGAAATATAGGGTTCCCCGGCTAATGTTGCCTTCTCTTTAGGAGTTAGCTCAGGCTTCTTAGCCCTAGGTGTCTTCTTGACTTCGGGTTCTGGCTTAACTTCTTCTGGAGCAAACCACTTCTTAATTTTATCAAACATGTTTTTACCTCTGTATAGTATATATCTGCTTCTTACCGTCAGTCATGATGACCGTACCATCAATCCACTGCGGGGGAGTACGATTAGACCAGCGAAGCAAGTCAGTCTTTCCGTAATTGTAATAGTTGCGATAGTTGGTAATTGGGTCTAAGCTAACAATGTACTGCTTATCCATACAAGATGGCATCTTAGTCATTACATTAGATTGCTTGATATTCTGTGGAGAATCTTTGAGAATGTCTTTTAGCTTATCAATAGTAAGGTGAGTACGACCATAACGATGGGTATACTCACGACCAAGAGCCAAAAGATGATCATACAACCAATCGTAGTTAGCAGAGTTTTCACGAACCCAAACTGCTGAAGGATGATTAATATGAGTAGCAGAATACATAATAGCGTCAACATTACCTGATAACCTCCAACGTTTAGCTTTGCGACCAGACTGTGATTGTCCTACATACTCCTCACCGTCAATAACACGATGGGCAGTAGAAAGCAATTGAGCAGTCTCTAGAATCATTTTAACTACATGGCGGTCAACCATGTTACGAGCAGCGACCTGAGGGTCATCATCTACATAGAATATATTCATTCTTTCACACTATCACCCTTTACTACCAATGTCAAGCCTTAATAAGTCTTCGATGGAATACATATTAACTAGGTAGTTAGAAACATCTTCCAACACGCTGTGTTCCGCATCACCGGTACGACGAGGACCAATCTTGATGTCGATTGCATCTTCGTTGTTAGCATACAGAATCTTCTCGTTCACCTTCTCAAAGATGTCTACCATTTCCTTAACAGTATGGCCTACCCCATGTCCCAGGCACTCAATCTGATTTGCTGGTTTTTCAATTGCTACCTTAAGTGCATAGCAAATTTCATCAACGTGTACATAATCACGAACACAGGTGCCGTCTGGTGTATTGTAATCATTACCAAAGATAGTAAACTCTCTAGTATCAATTGACTTCATAAGATTGTACATCAGACCGTCTGGATTAGTGGGAGCATAACCCGAGGTACCGATTACATTGTAGAATCTAAAGATTGTATATGGTGTTTCACGATGTTTGGTGCAATATTCCTTGACCACATCCTCTGCTGCCCTCTTACTAATACCATATGCACTCTCACATAATTCAGCAGCGCCAGTAGAAGCAAAGATGAAGTTTGCAGTCTTGATCCGATTGACTACATTCATTGTGCCATTCACATTTGTAATGTAATACTGAATCGGAATCTGCTCACTTTCACCCACGTTGACAAGAGCAGCTAGATGGACTACTGTATCGTATTCCTCATCTAGTGCAATTTGACGATTGATGTCAATCTGATGAAACTTTTTAACAGGATGCCGAGGTTCACGAACATCTAGTCCGTGAACTTCATATTCATTTTCAAGTAACTTACAGAGGTGTGAACCAATGTAGCCTGAACAACCAGTAATTAAAATCTTTTTCATATCAAAACTCAAATAGCCCCATACCAGTTACTTCTTCTTTAGGTTCAAATGAAGGGTCCTTAGTCAACCAAGTATCCTTGTCAGTATATATTACTCTAAACTTGTGTTTGTTTGCCAACACCGATCTGATATCGTCAATACAAATGACGCGCCGCCCCAAAGCAGCAATAAAGTCAGCATATTTAACTGTAGTCTCATCGCAAATCTTAGCAGTATTGGTATTGGACTGCTTAGATTCAAACTCGTCAAGGCAGTGATTCCACTTATGGAATACTGCTTCTTCGTGAATATTAAAATGTTTTACTGAATCGTAAGCAGCATACCATGATTTGCTAGTAGGATATTGATTATATGCAGCTTTAATATCTTCTGCCATATTGCGCTTACTTGTAGTAAAGAATTGTGTGCTTGGGAAGTTCTGCGTCCAGCGTTGATTAATTAGTGCAAATGTTGGGAGTTGAATCATTTGCTCATAGAAAGCAATACCGTAGCTTTCTACAGTACTGGGATTGAATGCTACTCGGCAGCTTGTGATGAAGTCTACCTTCTTTTGGCCAATGACGCTTACAGCAATTTTATAGTCAACACCGATCTTCTTCAATCGTTCTTCAAACTTCTTAGCCCCGTTTGCATTAGTCATCACACGAGCGGGCAGCTTAGTCTGTTCAATCAAGTCGAGATAAAGTTCAGGATTCTTACCCTCTTCCCAACGTCCAATGAACAGAACGCCTTCACGGTCATTGTCATATTCTTGAAGCAGCCCTTTCTCCGGAAGAGGAATGGGAAGATGGACAGCATTTTCAAAATGCAATTTATTAAACATGCTTTGTGTGCCAATCGTGACACCGGGCATACGTAACTGTAGCCGCATCATGTCGTTAACACTATCAAGAAACGGATTCTTAGTATCCTTGAAGATTTGACTTTCCAAATGCGTGTATGCGATAGTTTGAATAAACTCAGACAATCCTAGGGTAGAGATTACTTGAACCGTCTCATAAGTGTTACAAACAAATGCATCATAGATATTAGTAGTTAGTGCTTTAATCGTTGCGTCACGAAAGTTAGCCATGCGCTCATAGCAATAGCTATCCTCATACATAAAGATAGCACTGTGATCTGTATACCTCTGCGGATCAGATGGATAAATAATATTGGCATTGAGTTCTTTAATAAACTCATCAGCAACGCCCTGAGGACTCTTATCAGTAATAATATCCACATAGATTCCGTGACTATCCATCAGTTCACAAAAGCTTTTTGTGAACTGTCCAATACCACCATGCGGAATTAAAGTCTGTGAACTGACAAGAAATCCTATTCGTTTCATCCCTGTAACCTTAACTTAATATATTCGTACTTATTATACCAGCGGTCTTCAATAGAGCTGCCATGCATTTCGTGATATGTATGACGAACACGGTAAGAAAATTTAAACCAAATATTTTTATGGCTTGAATTACACTTACGAGGCAACAATGATAATCTATATTTGGTAGTATTAATGCCGTAGGGTATCGGTTCGTTTACCCAGTCAATATCGTCTTGTGCTGTTTTCAGCATAAATCCCATGTTAAGTCGCCCAGGCATTCTTAAACAAAGGAACCTGTAGACGATCACTATAACGAACACCGTTCTTCATGGCAAGGTCAGCGACAGTGCGATTATTAAGATGGTAAACACTCTCAACACCTCCTACGGGCATGAAATAAACATTACCTACAAACCCTGCATCACGATATTGTTCAACTGCTGCTAATGCTTCTTTAGCATCATCTTCTGTTGCGATAACAAACTTAAGATATACGTGACCTACGCTTTGGTAGTCAACTACTACCTGAGGCTTAATGGCATCTTCTGCCTTTTCACCTGAACAACTCAACTTAGCACTCACACTAAATGTAATTTCACGATCACGATTAGCTGATCCATAGCCCGGCTTGCCGCCATCCCACCACCATTGTTCAAGATAGTCAAAGAGTTCAGGATGCAATGGCTGCGTACCATTAGTTTCAAAAGTAATCTCGTGAAGCTGCTGCATCTTAGGGTGACTTAGGAGTTCTGGGTAGGCTCGTTGCCATCCGAGGAGTGGTTCTCCTCCTGTGATGACGAGGTGTTCTTCGCGCCATTCTTTAAACGGTAGTAGTTCCATAATGTCGCTGACAATAGTATCAACATCCCTGCTGGGAGAAAGATGCTTGAAGCGAGGATCCCAGGATGCGTAGGAATCACATCCTGTAGTGACGAGCGGGAGGGTACCATATTCTTTATAGTCTTCTGGATTGACTGCTTCTCTTTCACTTGATAATTCACCTTTTGGCATGCCGAATCCGGCGCATTTGAAATTGCATCCATATGTTCTAAGGAAAACAGACGGCACACCCATGTACCGACCTTCACCCTGGATGCTGTAGAACAATTCACTTAGTTTGATCTTTGTCATTTTCTTCTTTGTCTTTCACAATCCAGCCGTGATATTTAGGATCAATGCCGTGCTTTTTTCTAAATTGATATCTGTCATCTTCTAGTACCCACATTCCATATAAAAACATAGATGCCACTACACAGAATACAACTATAGCTATAACACTAATTACGTCCATTGTCAATCATCCTTTCTACCGTTTTATCGGTATGTGCTTAAGTTTCCTAAAACGATGCTATCGTTTGAAAAAATATCATCACTTAAAATTTGTTTTAGTAAGATAACATCTGAGTCATCAAGCGACATTTCTAAGAATTTTTCGTCATTTAAATGACCCCACTGTGCAATCATACTAAATGAAATATTTTTTAAAGTATCCAATGACGATTGCCACTGGGCGTACTCTTTTATTTCGTGGTAATTAGCCTTTTGCACAGTAAAACTTGTTTGCCAATTATATAGATTTGGAAAATCACCCCGACGAATCTTTTCATTAAGCAAAGATAAGTTTTCTTTTAGTCTACTAATGTGACCGTTTTTTCTGACTATTGCATATGTTTCCTGAGAAACTGCATCAGTGCTGACTACAATTCTACATATATTTTTCCAAAGAGGTTTTATCTTTCCCCAAACTTCTTCGTTCATCAACAGTCCGTTAGTCATTAATTCAATCTTTAAATTTTCATTAAATCCTAAACTACTCAATTCCTGCAGGTATGCCCAAAAAGTAGGGCTTGCAAAAGGATCAGATGAACCTGATATCTGCAACAACACTTGCTCATTTTGATTAAGGAGATAGTAAACTAATTCCTTAACTTTAGCGTGGATTTTATCAAGTGTTGTGTTTTCCCCCATCTTAGTGAATTGCAAACCGGGTCGGCAACTAGGACATTGTAAGTTGCAAGATGAGTCATAGCTAAACCCAATGTTAAACGGAAATGCAGATAAACTAGCTTCATAATTTTCAGAAGGAACTATCAATGGATGATAATCATTTCCACTAAGTAAATTTGATAACATTGGGCAATGATCATTGCAATGCGTAAACTTTCCTTTAGACATATCTTCTATGATTGACATTCGAGTTATATTGTTAAATATCTCCTCTACAGAATCAGTCAATATGTTGCCGCAAAATTTAGGTAGCCAGGTAAAACAGCATATTGATACTGATCCTGTGGCATGAATTTCAATATATTTACCGGGTCTAATGCACCCAAAATCTTTTAAATAAGAGGTTGGCCTTTCATAAGCAGATTCAGGGCGCAGTAAAAAATTCATCCTTTCCACCATTCTTCCCAAGGGAACACAATCCATTGAGGGTCTTCTGCTTTGTTGATGCTTGTTCCAAAATAATTCACTTGAAATGGACTTGCATCATTATCTACTATTACAGCAAAACGAACAGTGTCATTCCAAACACTATTCCATGCCTCAATCTCATTTGGTAGGCAACCGGAAGCCCAATCTTGTTTAATCCAATTGAGAGTAGCACCGGTATCGTTAATATCATCTACGATAAGAATATTCTTACGCAATGATGGATCGCTAGTTGCTTCTCCTTCTGGTCGCGGGAATGCAGATGCCTGAATGTATCCATATGCATCTTCTGCCATCCAGCAGTTAGTTTCGCACTCGCCACCGTCACGCAAACTGACTTTAAGAGTCTCCATCGGAATGTTGAGATAATGACTAATCTTTAGAGCAGGATTAAGTCCGCCCCTAGTAAGACCGACAACATAATCAGGCATCCAGTTATCATTGTTCATTTGACGAATGATATCATGGATCATGCCATCAATCTGTTTGTCAGTGTAATATACTTTCTTAATCATATAATCTCTCCATCAAACCGGTTTCACCTTTACGCAACTCTGATTCGATAAAGTCTGCGAGAGATTGGGTTGATTTATTATCACTTATCCGAAATTCACGAACCTTATCATGTAACTCTTGAGTAGTGTACATACTAAATAGCGGGGAAATACTAGTCATATAATCTCTATCATTACTACTTTGTTAACCATTCCAATGCCTTATAACGTTTACTATGAGAAAAATATTTGCAAGTACAGCTTGAAAGACTAGGAAAGTGCGAATCCAAGCAACTTTATCAGATTCGGCATCACAATCACTAGCCTTCTCGCCTAGTGCCTTAAACCAGATTCGTTTTAGCATATTCATCGTAACTCATTACCTTGAATGGTGCTGCATCCTCAGTCCAAGGATCAATAACATAGATAATTGCTAATTCACGGGCTTCATCTTCTTCTTCAACATCAGCAAAAATGTTGTCGTTTTTATCTAGTACAAACCAGTTACTCATCCTAGCAAATCTTCATTCCATTCACGATGACCTTCACGGAAAGCCATGTTGCTCTGTGTCTCGCGGATTTCTACACGATAGCACCAGAGTCGTTCAGCTTCACCCTTACCCCAATGGTCGGGGATATAGACACCGTTGATAAACTTGTATACCATATCAGCAAGTGCTTCACAGCCAGTTGCAGGAATGATAGTCAACTTTGCCATATTACGCTCTTGAAGCAGCTTGAACACATCCATATCAGGATCATCTTCTGCAACAAGAAGTGTGTGGTCGAACTGGTCTTCAAGAATTGCCTTCAAGTCCTTTAGACCACCATAGTCTGCACACCAGTTTCGTGCATCTAGTGTATCAGCACCAAAGTATACCTTGATAGTAAATGAATAGCCATGAATGTTATTGCAATGACTGTCGGCGCGCCATTGACGATATGCACACGGAAACGAATCGTGATATTCTTTAGTACTTGTATACTTGTAACTTACTGGTTCATATTTTGTCATCTTTATTCTCCTTTAGATGACACGCAGAATGTTTATAGTGGGGATGAGTGTCAAAGACCACTGTTAATAAGCATAGCGGCGATTGATGTAGTCAAGAGTATCCTCAACTTCACTAAAGCCTTCAGCATTATAAATTTGATTTAATTCAAGACCATGGTCCTGATAACCTTCTTGAAGCAAATACTGATAATAGTTGCTCGGAGAAGCATAGTCAAGTCTATCGCCGATCATTTGATAAATCATTGCTTTATACGTTTTGTTATTGATTTGAACATCAATATACTTCTTGCCATAGAAAGTTGGAAAGCCCTCAAGCATATCAAGAGCCACTTCACAATCATCAGTAATGTCCCACATAACAGTCTGTAATGTATCACCGACACTTACTTCAATGTCAGCAACACCACGAAACACTAGACGATGGTCTGGAATGTCAACTCGTCCAATACTGATGGAACCAGGACAGCGTAAAGCCATCTGATCAATGTTGGTATTCATGCCGTAACTTAGATATAACACCGGTTTCTCTTTCTATTAATAATTTACTATATACTATTTAAACACCGTTGTCAAGTAAAATCAAACCTCAAACACCATTCTGATATTGCCATCTAACCAGTCATCTAAGCACTCAGAAACGAAATTCTCTAGCACTAGAAAATTCAAATCGATTGTTGATAGTTCCTGATCAATGTATTCTTCAATTTCTTTTGGGGTAGGAGTTGTGGTTCCAAATAAGTCGAGTCTTTCGGAATCAGTAGTATGTTCAATCATACGACCCGCATTCATCGCTAGCATTCCTCTCCCACCGGATTGTATAGTGCTTGCAAACAACTCAACCCGACGTTTGAACTGTGTAAGGCTAACAAAATGGATAGCATTAATTGAAAATGCACATTCAAATTCTTGATTATGAGCAGCGGCAAACTCATCGTTGAATTCTCCCTTCTCATCACACTGTGCTGTGCTGGGATCAATGCCGTATATGTTAGGCATAAATTTCCTAAAAATATTAAAACCACAACCTATATCCATGATTTTGGTTGGGTTCTTAGCTGTTGCTATATCCAAATAGTAAAAAGGAACACATGAAAAAATACTAGTGCATAGGTTTTGTCTAGGGGTAGCAAAATTAAAATACTGTAGATAGTACTCCAGCAGGCTGTCATATTTGGACGATTCTAGCTGGTAAGAAAAATCATAAAACAAAAACGTAGAAGGTCCTGATACCTCATAAATTTTTGTTAGATAGTGTTGTTCAACTATTTCTTTACATTTTTCTTTATCGTATGGATTAATTGTTAACTTGCTCATTTAAATCTTCCTATTGTTA